ATGAGCGAAATTAATCACCCGACTGGGCGGCAACTTGCGGCCGCACGCACGCTGACTGGGCTAGGTCAGGCGGAACTCGCTGCACTGGCGAACATTTCTGCTCCGACGCTTCGCCGCATGGAGGCAAGCGATGGGCCGCTCACAGGAATGGCCAACAACATCGCGGCAGTTGTCCGCGTGCTCTATGACCACGGGGTAATATTTCTCGACGGTCCCTACTCCGGCGATGGCGGGCCAGGCGTGCGTCTTCGCTCTGCTGATCGCGCATGAAGTGGCTCGTGGTCGGAGCCACGGCGATCGCAGTCCTGCTTCTGTTCCTGCTAGTTTCCGGCATTGCTGACATACCGTGCCAAGACGGCAGTTGGGATCCCAACAAATACACCTGCATCCATTCAGGGGTGACGCAGTGACCTCGATAACTTCGACCTCGCCAGCCCTTTGTGTGCTATAAAACCTGATGCCCGAAAACGAAGAGCAGTACGAATTCTCAGAATTCTCCGGCGAGTTCGTCGACGATGGCATGATGGTCGTGATCGGCATTTACCGCCCAGCCGGCACCAACCTCGATTGGACGCTCGAGGTCGTGGACCAAGAGGGATACTCGACTGTCTGGGACGATTCATTTGCCACCGATCGCGAAGCATTTGAAGAATTTCTAGCGACCATCCAGCGAGACGGAATTCGCAGCTTTCTAGAGCAAGCCATTCATTCAGTGCATTGACGCTTGACCGCGTGAGCTCGCGCCAATAGCTTCCATTAGCGGCCTCACCATCCGCGTCAGGCGACCCGGCCTCTCACCACAAAAAGGGCTTAACCTGCTTTCGGCATTTTGCCGCCGGCAACGTTGAAACGTGTGTGAGAACGGTGTCTATGTCCCCAACGATCCCCCTTGATACTATCTATACGGCCGACGAAGCAGCCGAACGCTTGCGCGTGACCCGGCGCACGATGATCAAGCTCGGGCGCGACTTGGGCTCATGTTCAAAGATCGGGCGCGAGTATCACTTCAGCGAGCGCGATCTCCTCGATATCTGGCAAGCGCAGCGGGCGATGCCGACGAGCTCTCAAGGCCGCGCGGTCAACGTGAAGGGCTTTTTGTCCGATTTTCAGTTCCAACAGTCACTGCGACGCCTCACGAAGACAAAGAGGAGGCGTCGGCAATGAGCGTCGATCTTCTCTCCCAACTTCCGTTGTTCGCCACCGACCAGCAGTTGGCTGTGGCGATCGTAGGCAAAGAGCGCGCTGCAATGTGGAGGAAAGTGGTGATCCCGCAACTTGAAAAGAAAGGATTCCCGCGGATCGACCCACTTCACGACGGGCGACCAGTACCGCTCGTGCGGAAGTTCTATGACGGTTATTTCGGGATAACGGCTGGCTTCGCTGCAGTGGCGCCTGATGGAAAAGAGGATTGGAGCGTTTGGAAGCGATCGAGGCGCAAATCGCTGGCAAGCGAATGACTCGGAGATGCCGATGAGCGCTAACCTTCCCTCCACACGTCTCCTGACGAAGAGCCAGGCCGCGCAATACTGCGGCTTATGCGTCTCCACATTCTCTGGTGTGTGCCCCGTCACGCCGATCGCGCTTGGTGAGGGGCCTCGCATGCACCGATACGACGTCCGCGATATCGACAAGTGGATAGATAGCTTCAAGGCTGGCGGCGGAGCGCCAAAGTCAGTTCTGGAGCAGCTTATGGAAAAGCTATGATCTCAGATATCTCCCCTCGCCTCATCGGCCGCAAGGAAGCGGCCGAATACTGCGGCATCTCTCCGACGTGCTTGTCCTTGTGGGTGTCCACCCACAAGATGCCGCCTCCTATTCCAGGCACGCGTAAATGGGACAAGCGAGCGATTGACGCTAACCTCGACGAGATCAGTGGATTGGCCGCGACTGAGCCGGAGGATCCCTACGTGAAGTGGATGAGAGAGCATGGCGATGAGCGTTGAGACTCACTTGACCACCACCCAGAGCCGATCAACACTCACAAATTCGGGCAAAATACCCTGCAGCTGCCTGTGGAATTCCCCCATTTGCCCTTCCCCGCCCCACCCGACCATGCTTAGTTGCGGACGGGGCAAATTTCTTCTTTGAGGGGCATTACATGAAAATCCGATATGTCGTGCTGGCCGCCACGCTGGCAGTAGCTTCCTGCGCCAAACGTCCTGACGCTATCGTGCCAGTCGACATCCCGATGGCCGCATACAGCAATCAGAGCTGCGAAGGCTTGGCGCAAGAGCTGATGAAGGAGCAAGCCAACCTTGCTGCGGTTTCAAAGCAGCAGAACCAGGCAGCGACAGGCGACGCAATCGGCGTGTTCCTGGTGGGCGTACCTGCCTCCAGCACGTTCGGCGGTGACAAGGAAGGACAGGTCGCAGTGTCGAAGGGCAAGGTGAATGCGATTGAATCATCGATTAAGGCGAAGGGCTGTAAGTAATCAGCATCGGCTGCAGAGAGGCGTCAACTCGAGCGCGATGAATGCTTTTGTCAGACGCCCTCACAAATGAACTGCTTTACTCAGTAGCGGATGGCTTCACCGGCGGACGGTTCTCCACCTTGGATTTCGTTGAGAAGCTGCCATCTTAGATCACAGGATGAGAGCGTGCAGGAATTTGCGATTGATATTGCTGCAGAGTCCCCATGCAACGAATGCGGTACCATTGTTCCTTTGGACGTTTCTTCCTGCCCTAGCTGTCAGGGGAATACGCACCGCTTGGGCTTCGACACCTTCTTCGCTGATCTTGATCATATGAGAATGATGGACGCGCGTCATGGAGGGCTTGTCCTCGGTCGCGGCGGTCCAGAAGACGACATCCCGATGTACCTTTACGCGGGGAAGGGATTTTTTGAACTCGCCGGATTGATGCAAGGCGGCGAGTACCTCCTCTCGCGCGCGGCCTCAATTTCGCATGGCGCGCTGCTGGAGGAAATCAATTCCGAAAAAGGCGAAGCAAAAGATGAGAGCCATGCATTTTCGGCTTTCAGCTCGGTGATCAACACGAACTTCATGCCGGAATTCGGGGGGCTTTGGATACGACGCCAACAATTCATCGTCAACAGATTCGCGACCCAGAAACATTTTGCGACTCTCGAAAAGATAAACGCTGAAGCAAATTGGGGAGGCGCCAAAGGTTAGAAGGGCCCGCACCTGCGATAACCACTCTCTCCCGCCCCCTACCGTTCAATTTCAAACACCCCCGCGTCGTCCTCCCGCTCCCTAATCCCCTTGAACGACGGATGCCGCAGTTTCCCGTCCTGCGTCCAGGCGCGAAATTCCACCTCAGCCACCAGCGCCGGCCGCACGAACACAGCACCCTTGCGCCTCAGCGCCACGGCCGGCTGATCTGTCACGATCGTGTCGAGCAGCTCGCGCAGCTTCACCGATTCCTGATAGGTCCAGCCCGTCCCGCATCCGCCGACGTAGACGAGCCCCTCGCCTTTCTTCGCCGCCAGCAGCAGCCGCCCGATCGCGCCAGGCAAGGTCGATGGCTCGTATCCGACGATCACGAAGCTGTCGCTGCGCACACATTTGATCTTCTGCCAGTCGGGACGACGGCCGGATTGGTAGGGCTTATCGCGCCTCTTGGCGACGATACCTTCGAGGCCATGCTCGCAAGCAATCCGGAAGAACTCCTCGCCATCCGCCTCGACCTCCTCCGACAGCCGAATGACCCCGGCACGACCGGCGACGACGATCGATTCCAGAAGCCGTCGGCGTTCGCTGAGCGGCAGCCGGCGTAGGTCGCGACCGTCGAGATAGAGAAGATCGAAAGCGAAGAAGAGGATTTCGCGGGGATCGTGCAGGCTGGGTTTCCTGCCAATGGCACGCTGTAGCATGCCGAAGTCGGAGCGCCCCTTATCGTCGAGAACGACCGCCTCTCCGTCGAGGATCATGGTCGCGTACCCGAGCTCTCGCGCGTCGTCAGCGATGGAAGGGAACTTGCTCGTCCAGTCGTATCCGCCGCGCGTAATGATGCGCACCCTACCCGGCTCGATATGCACGGCCAGCCGATAACCGTCCCATTTCACCTCGAAGGCCCAGTCCCGCCCCTTGGGTGGCTTGTCGACGAGCATCGCCACGCAAGGATCTACGCGCGCCGGCATTGGGTCGGGAGGCTCGGTCGTCCTCTTTGATGATGCTGTGGCCATACGCCAATTAACGCACAGATCAGTGAGAGCGTTGCACCTCATCCATACCGCGTATGTCTTTGTTAGTAGCCAACGTCTCGTTTGAGGCGCACAATGTCTTGCATCAGCGGCATATCAAACGGGCTCCGCTGCCTGAGAGATCATCGCGCTTTCGCCCCAACAGGAGGTCGCGTGATGTATTCATCCCACGGTCATACAGATGTCATTCTGCCAGACGTCGTCAATTTTCTGGACCAGGTTTTCACTGAATTACTTATGGAGAAAGGGCTCCGACGCGATTGCGAAGCTGCTGAACATCTCGCCAAGAGACTGGTCTACCTCTATCAGTCCGGCGTGCGGGATAAGGACCTGCTCCGGAATATATAGCAACCTGACAGCCAGGACTTTACGATCCTCATGCGACAATTCCGCGGACAAGTACGAGGCTCGACTATCCACCCCTCGTCAGGCGCGGGCCTTCTCGGATGTGCGGCCCGCTATCATTTCAGCGGGGCTTTCTTTGCAGCTTTGCAGCGCTGGCGCCCGTTGAATCATATCGTTTCTTGCAGTCACTGCATTGACTCTGCCGCGCACGAGAACATAATAAGAACATTCATCGGCGCTGCGGCGCGCCAATCTGACAACCGAGGGGCCCGAGAAAACCGCGTTTGCGCGGGCGGGAAAGGTGCGCCATGCGAACACTTGCAGATGAGGTCGAGAGCCTCATTGCTGTCGATCTTGCTGTTTTGAAGCCCCATCAAAAACGGGCCTACGCCGGTTTGGATCAATATCGCCGTACGGTCGAGGTCCGCGGCGTGCCGGAGGTCGCTGCCACGATTGCCGATTCCTTTGACGCTTTTGCCATATTCGACATCGAGACGGTGCTGCGTTCCTCAGCGATCACGCCTTTTGTTGCTCAGACACTCTACTCGATACCGATCGAGCTGCGGCGGGCGGCGTGTGACCAGGACAGGTCGAAAGCAGAAGCGCTCGGAATGATATGGCGCGCAAGATCTCGGCCGCATTGCTGCAAAGATACCACTTCGAGCCGTTGAAGCACGCTGGGAGCTCTTGTCATTCAAACTGGGGTCAAGCGTTCGAAGATCAGTTCGGCAGTCGCCGAGGAGGTAAGGCCAATGAGCGATGAACAAGGAGCGAGGCCGCATTACGAGGCAGGACCGTACGTCCACTACTGCGAGTACCCCGGCTGTCTGAAATGGGACAGCTTCGGCTACGCGGTCGGCAAGGCTGCGCCGAATCTGCTTTGAGCATCGGCTTGAGTGGAAATCGCGTTGACGTCGCCGACGGTCGCGGCGATAGATCGCCCTTTGAGTGATGGGGGCGACAATGACCGAAGAACAACGCGAAGCGGCCGAAAACCTTCACGAGGCGATGCGGATTTTCAACGAGACCGTTCGTAAAGCGTGCCTTTCGTGGCCTGCATGTCGAACTGCAAATAGTCGAGATGCGCATGAGCGAGGGGCCGACACCGGTCCCGCAGGTGAGTGCTTCTGCTCGCCTTTGAGTCCTAAGATGAGACCTTGTTTTCTGCCAGTTGTCTTAGCCGTTGGACTCGCTCCACCCTGCCCTGCGCCCGCCGCCGATCAACTGATGGGTCGTGCAACTGTCATCGACGGCGACACGATCGAAATCAAAGGCGAGCGCATCCGTCTACACGGGGTCGATGCGCCGGAGAGCTGGCAAAGATGTGGAGAGGGGATGGCGGCATTTATCGATGCGGTAATGAAGCAGCGTTTGCGCTAGAAAGATTCCTCGCCGCGTCTCGCCCTACCCGCTGCGAGGTCGTCGATCGCGATCGATACAAGCGCGTGGTCAGCGTGTGCTTTCGCGCAGACGGCCGCGAGGCTGGCTAGTCGAGAGCGGTAATGCCGTGGATTGGGAGAAGTACAGCAAAGGGACCTATGCATACGCTCAGGAGACGGCGCGGTCGCGTCGAGTCGGACTCTGGAGCGGCGAGTTCCAGTTTCCTTGCCGCACGCGGGCAGAGAGGGCGAAGCGCGAGCCGTGCTGACAAACGCGCAACTTGCGATAGATCGGCCTTCTGATATTGGTGCCGCAGTACATTGAATCTGTGGGACTAAATATGGCTACCCTGACTGACCCAGCACGCGAACTTGCGGAAGTTTGTGAAAAACTCGCCCACGAAGACCCCCGCCCCGGTGATGCTTATCTGAGCGAAAGGTTCAGCATCGCACCATGGTCAAAGGAGTTTTTCCAGGTTGTTTTCTGCATTCTTGAGCGCGCGGACTATCTCGGCGACTTGATAAACGAACTAGATCTTGATGACGACTTCAAGGCTGAAGCGATTGCCCACGTTCGGCGTTTGAAGGGTGCATTTGGCCGCGGCGCGTTGATAGCTCCATGGGAGACCCGTCACTCCAATTCCGGTCCGAGCCATCTCGGCAGGCAGCAAATTACCGCATTAAAAATGCTCTCACCGCAAGTGCGAAAACTCGCGTCCTATCCCAAGCTAGATGCGGCGGAGATCGCAGAGTTATTGCAAGAGGTTTCAATTTTCCAAACATGGTTGGAAGAGCATCAGTTGGTCGAGCAAGACTTCATTAGGCAGGCAATTTTGGAGGGTACGAAGCAGTTCGCGTTTAGGCTGGAGCGCTTCGAATGGCTTGGTTGGGGGTATGCGACAGATTCGCTTCGTGAGGTAATCGGAGCGTATTATGCCTTGCAATGCAATTTACCCGATAGCCAAGCCTCTCCTGTCGCGGCGGCGATGCTGCAAAAGATCGAGGCCCTCGTAAAGAAGATCTATGACAAAGCGAGCGGCGCCAAGGACGTATATGAAACCGGCGATTTTATGCTGAAGGCGTACGGCGCGTATAAGCTTTTGCTACCGAATGGTATAGCTGGACTGCTTACCTAATCGAGCCGCCAGACAACGGCCTTTCGAGCAAAAACAAAAGGCCCCCACCCGTTTCCGAGTAGGGGCCTGAGTTGGCGCGACACCGCAGCATGGGGTCGCGCTGGATTTTGTTGTTAAAGGAAAAGGCCGCCGCTTTATTTACGGCCGGCCTTAATTGCGGGTGGTACGGGAAGTGCGCTCGAATGCCCTATCGAGACGTTCGTGGAGACCGTCTATCCGATTGCCCACGCCCTCGATGGCGCGGAGCAACTGAGCGGTCTGCTCTTGCAGCCCTGCCTTCGTGGCAAAATGCTCGGACACATGGAGACGATGAGCCGCGAGGTCAGCCGCTATCTTGTCCGCTCGCTCGCCGACCTTGTCGGCTCTATCCTCGGCTACTTTCACCTTTGCCTCGACGCGAGCCCACACGCGCCAGCCCGCGCCGGCAAGCATCACCATGAAGCCGACCACGGCCATAATCTCAGCGCCGCTCATCGCAGCACCGCCTTGACGCCCGCAACGCCGCCGCCAACGTAGAAGAGCCACTCGATCATGCGTCCCGCCGCGTCCTTCATCTCGCGTGTCGGCAAGTCAGCCACGTTCCACGAGAAGCCAAAGACAGAATCGAAGATCACGGCAGACCACCAGAACCCGAGCGGCAGGACGAACAGCGCAGCGAACATCCAAAACCAAGGAAACGACAGCTTCGCCTTGTTGAAGTCCGTCATGATGCGCGTCTCTTCGACGATCTGGCGCAGATACTCTGCCGTCAGTTCGGTGCGCAGCTTCTCTTTGTCGACCTCGATCTCGGCGCGGCGCTCCATTAATTTGATGCCGCGCTCGATCACGCCGCCGAGACCGAGTTTGAGGAGGAAGGCTACAATACCAATCACACCGCAACCTCCTTGCCGCGCCAGGTATTCCAGCGCCGCTGAATGACATCTCGATAGCGGTAAGCCACATAGCCAAGCGCCAGCACTGCGGCGCCAAATGCAATCCACCCCCACGGCAAGCCAGCGGCGAACGCCAGCGCTCCGCTCCCCAAGGCAGAGCCTGCGCCTTTCGTGGCGGCATCCTTCAGCGCCTTGGCATCGCGCCGTAGTTGCGACAGCGTTGCCGGTCCAAGAATGCCGTCGGCCTCAAGGTGCGGGTGCGCCTTCTGGTAGGCGATAATAGCGTCGCGCGTCTTCTCGCCCATCCAGCCGTCGATCGCACCGGGATTGAATCCCTTTGCCGACAGAATCTCCTGCGCTTCTTTGACGACTGCGTCGGGTTTCTTCGGCGGCTTCGGCTGCGCTTCCTTCACTGCTGGGGCAGTAGATGCGTACCGCCCATTCAGGAACAGTTCCGCTTCTTCCTTGCGGCGCCGCACCAGCCCCGACAGTTTCTTGCCGTCCGCTGTGTTGTAGTGGCTGCCGAGATAAGCCGCAGCGCCATTGATGTCGCCGGCACGCCACAGGTCAGCCCACCTCCACTGCATGGCGCCTGCGCCGAGGTTGTAGATTGCGCTGACCGCGCCATCCATCTGATGCTGCGTGCGGTTCTTTGGGCTGGCCGCAACAACGGCTGGCTCGAATTCGTCAGCCAGAACGGCGGCGAAAATAGCGTCGCTCTGTGCCGCGGTTATCTTCGTCTTGCCAGGCACAAGCTTCGTGATGCCCAGCCGCGCCAGCGCCTTGCGCACCGCTGCGCTACGCATCGTGAAGCCAGTGCCGATCGTCGGAATGCCGACAGGATCCAGATAACAGGTCAGCGGGTTTCCTTCGTGGCCACGCATAAAGGCGCGTCCACGCTGTGACGTGGTCGTGATGGTCATGTTTCGGGGTGTCCTGTGGGGGGGTTGTAAAGAAAACCCCGCTGAGCGGCGGGGATACATCTGCGCCAGAATGGCAGCGGCCGACGATGGTCAGGCGTTAGACTGATACTCTCCGGGGTGCCTCAGCTTTCCTCACCTTCCTTTAGGATCTTCGCCTTTAGTGCAGCAATGCATAGAGCCAATGCGGGGGATGCTGCTACACAATACGGCCCGCCTTCAATTATGGCCGTGCCCCTTCCGTCTTCATCCCAACTGACGCCGCCAACGTGGTTTGGCGAAATGGTTCTAGCAAAAAGTAAGGCGGCCTCTATAGAGGTACTAAAATGAGGAACATTGCCAGGCTCATCACTCAAAGGCGCGATCCAGAGCACTTTTCGGGCGGCTTCTCCGCCTCCGTCGGTCTTTAGATGCTCGACCTTGCGCGTCCAACCCAACAAGAGACCAATTGCCGCATCAAACGACCGCTGTCCCGCACTTGCGTTCTCAAGCTCGCGAATGAGACCCGTTATAGCCATTAAGTGTTTACTCCGGAGCAAAACCGCCGTCTTCGGCATCCATATGGTGGCGCCTTTCGAATTGCTACCACTACCACCGAGCGAAAGAATCCACTTGTCGCAACAGATGATCACCAATACGGTCCCGTCCCGAAAACGGAGGATAAAATTGTGGACGAACTTACAATTCTAAAGGTTGACGAAACGACCTGGAGCAGCGAAGCCCAGGCAGGCGAGTTGGCATTCCACAAGAGGCCCAACTTCCGAAGCAACGAAGAGGGATTCAGGAAAGGGAACTCGTCGTTTTTTACCGGCCTGGGCTACACTCCGACAGACATGGTCGGCAAAACAGTTGTCGATTTGGGCGCCGGCAGCAAACTTCGGGCTAAATTCTTTGAAGGCTCAAAGATTGTCGCCATAGAGCCCCTAGGAGATAAGTTTATAGAAGAAGTGGCTTGGTGCGATCTGAAGGACGCAGAGAAGGTTTTCTCCTTCCCAGCAGAATACAGAATTTCGGAAATAGAGGGAACAGTCGACTTCCTCTTTTCCATCAATGTTCTCGATCATTGCTATGATTTTGAAACAATCATCGGAAACATCCATGCATACCTTAAAACAGGCGGAACTTGTTGTTTAAGTTTTGACTGCCACGCTAAAGTAGATAAGTTGCATCCCATAATAATAAACGAGAAGGTTGCGACACAGATTTTCTTCGACATTGGCTTCCGAATTGACAAATTCCTGAGAACACCATCTTACCATAAGGCAATCGCGGAATACTCCGTCACGTTTTTCATGACGAAAGTCTGATGTCTTAAGTTGCCGAGCGAAAATTACTACCTCGACTTATTTCATAAAAGTGTGGGTTGCAAATATCTCCGAAGCTGAGCTAATAGAGGCGCCTTACAGTAGAGGCGCCTCCAAGCACCGCTCTCGAGTTGCATCATGAACTTTCAATCGACGATAATACCGAGCTTCACTTTTCTTTCACATCACCCAAAAGATCGGCATACTTCTCCGTGCACTTCCGTGTATCAAGCCTTCATTGGACCTAACAGGATCGCGGATCTCGGCGGCTACGTTCACCTCATGCAGGATGGCGAGAAGTTCAAGGCTGCGCTCAAAACGCAAATGGATGACCACCAGCCACACTTCTTGTTCAACGGTTTCCAATCGCTTCTGCAAGACACAAGTATAATGGCACTTTCGACTGCTCTTGCGAATGCAATTCCAGTTACGATCTACTGGCACGAGACGGCTTGGAATTTGAGGCAACTAGCAGAAAAACAGGCAAAGAACTTCGCTAAGGCTCGGCAACTGCTTCAGTGCCTTGTTGTAGAGAACTGGGTGCCAACCTCTCAGTGCTTGCACGCCGTTGCCACCATGATGGGCTTTTCTCTGGACACGTTCCGGATTGTATACGAGGTCGTCGACCTGGCGAACTTTAGCGTGAACGCAAACCCGGCGACCAAATCCGAAGACGAGCCGCTGGTAATCGCGGGGGCCGGGGTTCCAGACGAAAGGAAGGGAATCGACATCTTTTCCTATTTGGCGAAGACGATTCCCACTCTGACGAATCGAAATGTCGAATTCAGATGGTACGCCGCCACTAAGTCTCGGGAAACCAATCTTGATGTCCCCTACCCGAAAAGTATCAAGTGGATGGGACATCACACTGATTTCTACAACTCATTGAAGGATGTCGATGTTTTTGTGTTGACCAGTCGCGACGACCCTTCACCGTTGGTCGTCTTCGAGGCACTCGCAAGCGGTCATCCTGCATTCGCCTTCGCAACGACCGGCTTCAATGAAATGCTCCCACCCGAATACGTCGCACTTGACCCAGACGATATGTGCCAACGCATTGCTTCTATGGTTGAGAACTTCGTTCCGGATCCTCAGAGGTATCGCGCAATAGCCGAAAATTACAGCGTAGAACACTTCAGGAACCGGGCATTTAGGAACCGTCACGCTATCCTCAGAAACCTGCCAGATCATAGAGGCGAGATTGTCGACCTGTACGTTGAGGACGACGCATCCACGTTAGACGCGAAGTTGGAGAATTTGCGTAAGATGCAAGGCAACATCCTGCGCATGATGAAGACAGCTCAGCGGCAGCGCGTCAACGCAGATGCGAAGGGCCTTCGGCTAGACCATGTCGCGAAAGAACGAGATGAGGCGAAGGAAATATCTAGGCGGTTGGCGAATGATTTAAAGATTGAGTATTTCCGCGACAGCAGGCGAACCGCCCGAGAATCTCGTAAGAAGTCATTCGCTCTGCCGTTTTTGAGTAAACCACCCGAGAAGCTCAACGTTCTTGTCCTCGGTAACGCCCCTTCCGTGTTGCATCGCGAACTTGGCCGAGAGATCGACAAGTTCGACGTCGTAATCCGTATCAACAACTTTAGGATACGGGGTTACGAGAAGCACGTGGGATCCAAGACGGACTATGCTCTTATCTCGCCTGCTTGCATGCCAAGTTCTGAATTGAGCGCGCTGCTCCCCTCGAAAGTGTTTGTTTTCGGCGCCAATCTTCGGGATGATTATGAGAAAATCAAATCGCGCCTGACTGCCAAAGACCGCGGCTGCCAGGTTATCCCTCCGCCGGAAAACATTCTGAAGTCTTCAATCTACGTTGACGCGATGCGTCTCGAGATGGACTTCGATCTTGCCGGGAATCAGTGGCCTTCGACGGGAATCGTTGCAGTTCAGTGGGCACGCGACATGCACGGCAAAGCCGCAAGGGTCCACGTCCACGGTTTCGACTTTTATTCCGACAATCGAGTCACGCTAACCCGCTACTTCGACGTTACGACGAAGGCCGACGGCAAGCATGATTTTGATCGCGAGAAGCGTCATCTCCAGCAGATGGTAGATAAGGGCCGGATAGTTCGGCTATAGCAAGGCAGGCGCCCGCGAAACGGGCGCCTGCTCGGCCGATCAACTCGGCAGGCTAGATTGTGATGTGGATGCAATGTTTGGCCTGTCTTAGGTCCAAGCCGCCCTCGCCCAATCTTCGATCATCACGACACCAACGATGAATGCGGTATCCGTCGCAGTTGCATTGTTGTATCCGAAAGTCAAAACGTTGAACGTGGATGCGCCGAGAGACAGCACCTCGTGCCTGCGGGCTCCGGAGCCGACAGGCTGGACAAACAGCATGTATTGAGCCGTTGCTTTCGCATTCGTGATCGTAACGGTGAAGTTGCCCGTGCTGTTCTTTACACAGGTCACGCCGAATCCTCGGGCAATGGTTCCGTCGGCGTTGACCAGCGCAATCGATTGGAACGCAGACGAGCCGACGACCCGCTCTGCATATAGCTTGTCGAATGTGGTTAGCGCAGGAGCACCGCGCGCTGTCGAACGCCCGACGAGTTTCTGGTAGCCGTGATCTTCAGCAACATCATCCTCAAGCCGAATCCTGACCATCTCAATATCGGGAATACCCGTACCGAGGCCGGGGTCCTCATTGTCAGTCGAGTGGGCCAGGATCAGATTGCCATTGAAAACAACCATCGAGCCGACACCGACAGCATTTACGCCCGCATAGTCGGCGTATTTGTAGGCGGTGCCGATTTCGATCATTTGCAGCGCAGCCCAGTATTGCGTCCTGAACGCAGTTTTGGAGCCGCGGAATAGGTAGAGCGGAACCTCCACCTTCGCGTAATTACCGCTCACGTCATCCGTACCAGCGCGGTTGGCAGACCCATAGGCATAAATCGTTTCGCCGACGATCTTGCAGGGAAACGGCGAATACTGGAGCGCGCCCACCGGCCCGCCGATATTCGTGTTGAACGAATCGCCATCGTCGCTCGACCACCACGCGAGCGGGCTGTTATCGGTGAACTGCGTTCGAGCGAAGCCGTAGAGATACCCATCGGCGGAATCGCGCGTTACTGTGGCCTCGACACGAGAAGCCGTTGTGATTTTGTTGATCTTCGCGAGCGTCGGCGAGTTTCCGAGCATGCCCGTGAACTTCAGTAGCGTCGGCCCCGCTGTAGCCGTGCCGCCGTGAACGCAGGTGAAGAAATCACCGCCGACGCTCGTCACACCTGCAAACGAATGAAACATCGTCGGTTGTCCAGTCTGATCGGCGCTAAGGTTGTTCAGATGCGTACCGACAGACACGCCCGCCCAGTTGATTTCCGTCCAGCCGCTTTCGACGAACTCGATCACGTATGTGGCGGAGGCGAGCGTTTCCGAGCTTACAGCCGACGGCCCAGCGAAGTGGAAGCGTGACGGCGTGCCATTGGTAACAGAGTACTCCGTGCCGGCGACGAGAGTCGTGCCGCCGATCGATACGTTGGCATTGAACTTGATCTTGTTGCCGGAGCGCAGACCGTGCGTGTCGACAACGAACTGATATGCGGTGCTTCCAGCCGCTGAGATAATTTGGCCGGTGACCTTCTTCTTCTGACCGACACGCCGGCAATACAGGCGGTGCTCCGTGGCGGGATCGCTTTCGCGGACAAAGACAAATTGCTGCCCGTCGACGATACCGGCCGCCCATGCCGTGACTCCGCCCGTTAGGCCCGTCTTCTGAAACAGCCGCTCAAAGTCGATAAAGGTACGACCGCCGTCGTAAGAGCGTGCCATGCAGACATGTAGATCATCGGAAATATGCGCGGAGCCCTGGTTCCAAACTGCAAAGATGACGCCGTCGTATTCGTGCCATTTGTCCTGCGGCCAGCCGTCGTAGCGCCTGCTGCTCGTCAGCTTGTAGCTCTCCGCCTCGAACGTGCCCTCCATCGGATAGAGCACGTCCTTGGGATTCGTGGCCTCGCCGTTGGACTTGGCCCAGAAGCCATGCCGGTAGTTGTTCCCGGTCGGGATGGCTGTGACCTTGAAGACAAGGCCCTTGCAGTCGATCTCGCGCCCAGTCATCACAGCCTCTAGCGCCGTGAAGTTCGCTGTGTCGTCAGTCGTGCCGTCGGCGCTGCAGTTCTTGAGCGGATCCAGCCAGTTACGGATAGCCGCCTCGCCGCTTAGGCGATCGACACCAACATCTTCGGCGCGATACCAAGTGCGAGCATTCGGAGCGGATGACGTGAACGTGTCGGCGCTGCCGTTGTTCGTGTCGATGTACATGCCGCCGAGGCCGTCGCCGAACGTTGCGCCGCCAAAAATGTTGACGACGTGGATGTCGGCCGGGACGGAGGCCGCCTGGGCCAGCGTCTTCGTGTTGAAGGACCATCCGTTGGCTCCAACCTCAAGGCGCGCGCCCCACTCCCTGATACGGGCCTTTGCAGGTTTATGCGCGCCAGACGACGGCACACCATCGGTCTCATAGTCGCGCCAGATCGTGCTAGCCGAGTCAACCATGCGTTCTCCATGTAAAGAAAAGGCCCGCGCGAAGGCGGGCCGAGGGTAGGATTATTGGTGATTGCCGGGGCGGCTAGGTGACGACGAATGAGCCGGTCGCGACGTCGTTGTCAGCCGGATTTGTCGGCGTCCCCGATGGGTTGATCGCCACCAGCCAGCCGTAATATGTGCCAGCCGCTAGAGACGTGACGACGCGCAGATCAGTGGCGCTCGGTGGCCCATATTCGGTCGCAGCAAGCGTCGCCGTTCCAAGGTTGTTCACAGTGTTGATGTAGATGCGGCAAGCGAAGTAGTTGGCGCTGTTCGGCGCGGTCCAGCCGAATTCGGCTTCGCCAGGCGTCGATACATCGACGCTGACGGCCGTAACCGGCCCCGGCGCGACAGGATCGGCCGTGGCCGTCAATAGCACGTAATCAGTCCAATCGGACTTTGTGCCGCCGCCCCACGCGCGCAGGCGTATTTCGTACTCCTCGCCGTCAACGAGATAACCAGAGCGAACCTGCGTTGCGCCAGCCTCAGAAAATACCGACTGGACGCCCGTAGAGCCGCTGGTGCGGTCGTATTCGAGCTCGTAGGTCAGCATGCTGTCTTCGAAATCCCACGTCGCATTGATGAAGGCCGCAGTGGCGCCACCGGAAACGACTTCCGTTTCGATGGTGGCCGCGAAGTTTTCCGGCTCCGGCACGCCCTCGTCTGGCAACGGCTCGACGGCCTCGCCGGGCTCACCCTCTTCCGTCGCCGCATTGAAGGCGTACAGCGTCGAATCCACCAGAATGCCAGAGAACGAAATCCGCATGTTGCGCAGATCGATAGTCACGCTCGAGGTGATTTCGACTGTGGCTTCAACTAGCCCTCTCGATGGGTAATGCACCGTCACGAAGCGCCGGTAAGGAATGTCGCGCACGCCGTCTGCAGTGTAGTCAGCCACCACCGACACCTTGCGGGCGTTGGCACGAACATACGTCAGTTTCTGTTTGCGCTGGCAGTGGTTGTGGCTCTGAATTGCCGCGTTCTCGAAAGTCCGCGTCCGCTCAGTGCTGTCGTCCACAACGGCATACGGATCGCCGTAGATCGCGGCGTCTTCGGTGATGTAGTCTTTCGCCGTGTTGACATACCGTCCGCGGACGCCTAGCACCGTGTTGGCACGCCGTTTGTTCTTGTCGACGCGGATGCTGTAGATGCTGTTGGCGGTAAGCCGCACGTCAGGCGCCACGAACTCGCCGGCGTGAACGCCAATCTTGCCGTCGGCTCGCTCATAGACGACGAGCTCTGCTGCCTCGTCCATGATGCGGCCCACTTCGATCGGATCGTTGCCGGCTCGGAACCAGAAGCCGCCGTGATAGCGCTTCTCCGTTGCCCCGCTGCGGTTGGTGACATTCTCGTCGCAGACGTCGGCGGCATTCGCCCAGTCGGCCAGATACATGTTCTCGTAGGACATTTTGCCGCCGACGGGGTGGCATAGGTGCCATAGCCGCATCAACGCGATATTCTTTGAGAACTCCCAAGTGCTCGGGTTGGTGTAGCGGTGCGAGCCTGAGCCGCCCTGCGTGCTGTCCTTGCGGGGGTCGTAAAGCAGGGCACCGTTGCCTACCGCAGAGTGCTCCGGCATTTGATTGGGGTAGCGGTCCAGAAACTCCTTCTGGTCAACGGTTCTGCATGACATGCGAACCGTCGCCAGCCCGTCGCCCCGGCAATTGTTGTTCCAGATCGTCGAAAAGGCCGTGACAACATCGGAGTAGGCAGTTTCAGCGTTAAGGCCAAGGCGCGTCAGTATCTTTACGATCTGATAGCCGTCAGCGGCGATGTACGCCGGGGCGGTCACCCACCCGTCGCCATCAAGCGTCGCCTTGTCGTCGTGCAGATAGTGCTGTACAAAACCCTGTATGCGATGCCCAGCCCACACCATGATGTGGTAGGCCGTCCCCGCCTTCTCCTCGAGAAAGACGTAATCGCTGCCCTTCTTCGTCGTGCCGAGCACGTAGGCGAGCGAAGGAACGCTTTGCTTCAGGTTGTAGCTGCCGTCATCCGGCTTCGGCACCTTCGGCTTTTCTGCAAAGGCGCCTTGGATGAAACCGGCGCCAAGTGCCAGACCGGCAGAGATCGCAGCATACGTGCCGAGGTAGAGTGCGTTTGCCGCAAAGGTGGTCGTCGCCAGCGACGACACGATCAGCGCAATGCTGTCGATGATGCCAGGCAAGTTGCGCCTCCTAAATTTTCCATGCAGCCAGCGTGCGCGCAGTCATGCGGCCGAACCCGCCGTGCATGCGCACAAGCCATGCAGTGCCGTCGTGGATGGCGCCGAACTGGCGGTGAATGTTGATTGGGCTGCCTATAACGCCAATGGTGCCACGTTGTGGGGCTGTGATGGGTTTGCCGCCTATCTTGGCCACGCAGGACGCAACCAGCGGCACCGCGCCCTGATGAACCGCCACAATCTGCCGAAAGCCGTCGTCGCTGTCGTAGGCGCCGCGCAGGTGAGCTGCTGGATCCTCATGGCCAAGCCACATCGCCCAATCGGCGAGCACCATGCAGCAGTCGACTTGGCCAGGTTGCCAGGCGCGAGCGTTGTTGTCGGCGAGGAAACCATCCAGCAGATCGTCAGCCGCTACCAGTTCGGCCACTTGACGGTCTTGTCACGCATCAGCGGCACGCGCTTGCAGAACTCGTCGTCTGCCGCCGACGGATTTAAGACCGCAGACCGAGCCAGCTGGTCAACGTCCGACAGAACGGCGCCGTTTGTGACCGTGCGCAGCGTAAAGCGGTTGGTCACTTCAATGTTGACCATCGACTTGATGCCTTCCGCACTGGACTCGTCAGCCACGTCTAGGTTGTCGATTTCGCCGGTAAACACCACGATCGGGTCGCCGTCTGGCTGCTCTTCGTCATCGAGGATCTGTAGTTTGACGATGAAGGGCGAGCCCTGCACGGTCGCCTCGTCGTCATAGTCCCAGATGCTATCGGCGGCCGATTGGCTTACCGAGATTAGCGATAGCGCAAGAGTGAATGCCTCGCCATTAATGGCCGCCTCGATCGACTGCAGCGCGTCTTCGGTGAACTGCGCCGGTCGATAGCTGTTGCCTTCAATGTCAATGAATGTGCCGCCTGAGCCATCCCAGATGCGTATGGTTTCGTCGGGCAACTCGACGTCGCACAGGATGCGCAGGGATTTAATTGCCATCCTGTGCCCCATCGACGCGCCGGAAAATCAGCCGCCAACTGTAGGTGGCGCGCCGTATCACTTGGAAGGGCTCGTAGCCCTTCGCAGCCCACTCATTCAGGGTGGTCTCTACGGTGGTGCGCTTGTTCTCGATGATATCAACGACCTTATACATGCCCGCCTCCCGCTACAGCCCAGACCAATAATCCACCGCCTCAACAAACGAGACAGACGGCAGCACAAACTTGGATACGGCGTTCTGGTCGACGTCCATGCCGCGGTCCTCAGCCAGGTGGCAAAGGCACGTCGGTTGGTCGAACTCGAGATCAGCGCCGGCAGGAATAAGCTCACGCACCGACGGCGAAATCGGCACGGTCCAGATGTCGCCATCTACTTCCGTAACCGGCCCCGTCTCGTAGAGGGCGTGGTTGTACGAGAATCGAGTACCAACCAAATTGGCGTCAGCATTGATTATGCGCAAACGAATGGACGTTGCGCCCACTGCCGTCACGCCATCGGTAACGACCGAAATGGCGCCCTGCGTGTAGGGCGTTTCGTCATCAAACGGCGAGTCGTCGCCGTGCTCCGTTTCAATGACCGGCTCAAACTGGCCGGAGACGTACGGAGCAGAAAGCGACGAGCGAACGCGAACGGCGATCAGGCCGGAGCGACCGCCGAGTTTCTGTCGGATGGCTTGCCAGGTTTGCCAGACTTCGCGCCGGTTGTTGCGCATGACGATGTTGCCATAGTCGACGCTCCAGAATCCGAGGTCCGTCCTCGTTGATGGCTCGATACCGCCGAGCGTTCGCCCCCCCGATCTGCTGAAAGGGACCAAGTCTGCCGACGCCTGCTGCGGCGTTAGCACGCATACTGGCCATTGGATGATTTCAGACATTGCCGCTCCTTAACGCCACTCGGCGCCGCCCTTCTGCTGCTGATATTTTGAGACTGCAGCGGGCGCTTGCTGATTGGCGGCCGAGAGAATTCTGGGCGCTGCCGTGGTCACTGCGGCATTGCTTTCGCGCTTCACGTAAGCCTGAAGTTTGCCGTCGTCGTCGACGGTAACCCCCACCTGAACATCCACAGCCTGCTGCCCCGCGCCACTACGCTTAGGAATCGCAGGTGTTTTGAACTTAACCGGGATGCTCCGCCCGTCGGGCAAAGGCACCGCAGCCTCAGGTCCAGCCTCGCCGAAGATTGCCGCCGACCGCGAAACACCGCCGCGGGCAAACTTTTTCAGTGGCTGCGGTCTGCCGTGAGCTGCGATACCGCCCTTAGCAAACGGGAATATCGCCCCGAGCAACCCGCCGAGGATCCCTCCGCTTCCGCCTCCGCCCGGTGCGCCAAACGGCCCCTTGCCGAGAATTGCCGCTTGTGCCACGGCCTCGATGAGGGTGTTCAGAAACTTGTCGAGCGCCTTATTCCCCGTTTCTATTTTGGGAATGAGTTCGGAGAAGGCGTCGTAGAAGGCATCTCCGAAGAACTCTGCCTGCTCACGCACCCTGTCCTGGGTGGCTGCAAGTTTCTCGGCAGCTGACGATGCATTGGCGTAGCCAGCTGCGAGGGTATCGATCTGCGCAGCAAGTTCTGGTGTAATCTCTTTGCCAGCGCTCTTTGCTGCATTCAGCAGATCTTGCTTTGATGCTGCGAATTCAACGGCATATCCGAAATCATTTAGAAGCGGATTTAGTCCAGCCTGCGCTGCTGTTTCAGCCTGGATGGCTGCGGTGCGCTCCTGAATCTGCTCGATTTCTCGCTGCAGTTCGTCAGCGCTGCCACTACCACCCCTGCCGCCCCCTCGACTGCGACCACCACCCCTGCCGCCACGGCTCGGTGGCGGCTTGAAATCAGGCAGGGAGACTGGATTGACGGCGGCTTTCTTGCGCTTGCCGCCTCTCGTCCTTGGCCCGCCCAGAGAAGTCGACCCAGACTCGGGCACCGCTTCGATGCCGTTCTCGCCCAGCTGATACCCCGCCACAGTGTCTGGGATGGCTGCCGCTGCGGCCCTGACTTCGGCGAGCTTCCCGAGCACTTCATTCAGGCGAGCCACCGCTTCGGTGTTATCGAATCCGAGATTGGTGTTTTTCTCAATGGTCGCCTGGAGCAGCTCAACCTCGCGCTCGAGCGCCTTTACCGCGTCCTCAGCCGGCTCTTTATCAACGTTTATCACGTTGCCGGCGGCGTCGGTTACGCCGGAGATTCTGTTCAGCGTATCAAGAACCGCATTCAGCCCCTCGTTGTTGGCGAGGAAATCCCTGAATGCAGTGTCGGCGTCCTGAATCTTCTTGATCAGGCCAGAAACGTCGAAATCATCAATGGCGCCGGCTGCATTGTTAATGCCGTGCGCAAACCTCTCGCTCGCGCCAGTCGATTGATTAAACTCGCGAACAACGTTCGTTAGCGACGTCCAGAGATTGTTAGTGGCCTGCGCAATTGTGAAAGTCGCATTGGCGGCTTTCTGCTCGAGGATCACGGAGCCGGCCTCAAACGCGCGAAAGAACGCCTCTGAGGAAATCTGGCCATCCACAATCAGCTGCTTCAATTGAGAGACGGAGCCACCGGCCTCCTTCAGGCCGGCAGCAGCTGCCTGGGCGATCGTAGGCGCGCCTTCAAGGATAGAGTTGAATTCCTCAGCCTGCACCTTGCCGCTGCCCAGTGCCTGGCCCAACTGCAGCAGAGCGCCGCTGGCAGCCTGCGCATCAGTGCCCGCAACGCGCAGGGCAAGCGCAACGTTGTTGGTAAAATTGAGCAGTTCGCCGCTGGTGACGCCAAGTTCCTTCTGCGCCTGCGCCGCCCTGCTGTATAACGAAGTAAGCGTCTCGATCGGTGCGCCATTGGCTATCGCTGCCTTGGACAATCCTTCGTAAACGCGCTCCAGTTCGGCGCCAGAGAGTCCAGCCACCTTCAGCGAGTTATCGATGCGAGTGGCCGCTTCGGAAAGATTGCCAATGCCACGGATAACATCCGTGAAGACGAAGGCACCAGCGACTGCAGCGCCCGCCTGCACCAGGGAGGCGGTCATTGCCTTCCCTGTGGATGCGGCCTGCTTCTGAATTTGCCCCATTTGGCGGTTTGTTATACCGCGCGCCTTGCTAAGCGAATTCTGGTAGCCCTTGAGGTCAGCACTCAACTGGACGACGAGGCGTTCAAGATCGGTTGCGGCCATTCGTTCTACGCCTTATGATTGATCCGCGCACGAGATGGGGCGGCATGAAGAAGACTGTTCTGGCCGCAGTCGCGGCAATGTTACCGGCTGGCGCTTCAGCCAACGAGATTGAAGACGCGATGAAGCGAATTGGCCCCGCTTACATGTGCGGGCCGACGCATGAGTACCGAGAGGCTCTGGATGAACTGAAGCAGGCACTCTTGGGTGCCGGAGTCCCAGAGATGTTGGCCGGGTATGCGGTCGAAGGCATATCCGACTTCGTCACCAGGGAGCATGCTGCTAAGCGCGAAACGATCACAGCGAAGGAATGCACGGAGGTGTACGGCAGGGCTTAAAACTCTGCGCCTTCCTTAGATTGTAGCCATTTCCAAAGATCGTCCGCCTCTGCGTTGGACATCTTCTCTTCGCCGCCGCCGTTCGCCTTCACATACCCGTCAAACGCGGCCGCGAACTGCCACATGGACATCGCGTTCACTTGCTGCGGTGTGAAGCCCATTGCGGCGCCAACCCCATAGATCGAGGCGAACCGGATCTTGCCGTTAGGAAGATCGTCTACGCTGCTTCTGGAATTGGCGCTTCCTGCTCCCCCACTGGCTCCTCTGGCGCCCCCAGCAGGCCGGCGGAGATGACCGCAATGGCGATCGGGTGGTTTTCAAGCGGAGGGCGGCGCTCGACGTACTGCCGAGTCTTTTTCAGCGCATCGGCCGGAGGCATTCCGCCGCCTACCAGGCCGAGGCGGATGACGTTGGCGATGTCCTGCACGCGCCACTGATGAGAGTGCAGGCGATGCAGGATCATGTATGGGCCCGCGTCGCACTCCTCCTGCAGAGTGGCGAGCTCGCCCCATCCCAGACGGAACGAATACGTCCCGTCTGCGAAATCGAGCTCAATCCTGGCGTCGCGAGCCATTAGAAGGTATCCGTACGAACCAGCGCGCCGTCGGACTGCATCGAGACGTTGAGCGTAACTCGGCCGCCCTGCTCTGCGCCGATCTCCAGCGATTCGACGTGCATGCTGCCAGTCCAGGTCACAGTGCCGGTCGAGAATTCAATCTCGATCTTCACAGCAACGGAATTCGTGCTTTCGTAGGCATCGAGCCAGGTCTCGACCGCGTTCGCGGCGAGAACGCCCTCGCCCGTAACGGACGCGGAGATGCTTTCGACGTCGCGGCCCAGCGTAATAGGCGCGTCTGGATCGTCGCAATCCGGAAGGCTGACTTCGGAAAGGGATTTTGCGAGGGTCAGCGACTTCGACGTGAAGCCGCAAGGTGCGGTGTAGGTGCCGGTGCCAGCGAGGTCGAGCAGCACGCGGAATTTGCCAAAGCGAGCCGTTACGGGCTGAGCCATGTCGTAATCTCCAGATTGTAATGGTGGGTGCGGCGTGCCGCTAGTTGACTTCGAGAAGCGCCGTAACGCTGATTATCGCGCGATTGGTCGTGCCGTCGCTTTCGCGCTGGTATCGCGTGATACGGTGGCGAAGGCTCGCCAGCGCATTGGTGGGAAGAGGCATCTCAGCCTCATGCAGAGCGGCGCGAACAGCGCCTGAAAGCTTTCTGACCTGAGCGTCGCTGAACGCTTCGCCGCTACCCCATGACCAGCAATCGATTTGCATGGTCACCTCTAGGCCGTCGATGCAGTCCGCGTCGTTTGTGAGAGCGTCCGACGGCCCCATAGAGATATACGGCGGTGTCAACGTGCCGTCCGGTGGCCTGTTGTAGACGCGCGATCCCACGAATGATGCAACCGTCGCGTCGGCCTTCAATCGAGAAATGACGGCGGCCGTTAGTTCGTAGGCAGGATCCACTAGCCGCCTCCTGCTGCCACTTCTTTGGCGGATTTATTGACGGCGCGAGTGATACGACTCTTGACGCGCTTGCGATTGGCTCTGAAACTAACGAAGAAGAATGGCGAGGCAGCGATTGCCGGTATCGCCGCACCAGCAAACATGCCGCCAGCCGTATGCGCTGCCGTTCCGAACTCGACGAAACGGGCATAATACGCATCCGCATTGCCGGCGTAGATCGTGATGGTGTTTTCGCTGCCAGTGTTCCGCATGCCTTGGCCTCGCACAGTTGCGATCGTCAGCGCGCCCTTCGGAGCGGAGCCCCAAGTCCAGTCGATGCTGTTTTTGAGGGCGCCACTATCTGCTGGCACCAAACTTTTCATCATGGCGACGATCTCGTCGGCGCCCTGCTGCATCGCCTCACGTATCCGCTTGCGCGCCACAATCGGCAGAAGCGCAAGCTTCTTATTGAGGCGGTCTAGGCCGATCACCTTCGACGTCATGCCGCCGCCTGCGTGCCGATGGTCGCCAGCATCTCGATGTAGCGATTCTTCTGATCGGTATTCACTGGCGGCGAGGTGATGGCATATACCTCGCCAGATCGCGCATCAACCGCGCGCCATGCAGCATCCAGGGCACGCGTCGCAGTGTGCGACCTAACTTTTATCGTCACAGGCTGCAGACCCTGCAGTCGGGCACCCATGACGGCCTCTGAGCCCATGCGGGGGATGATCTCTGCGTGATCGGTAAAGACCGTCGCGAAGTCTCCCACAACCTCATTCCCGTACCCATCCGACCCAACGGTGCGCCGTTGGAAATTAAGTGACGCGCGAAGCTTCCCTGCGGTCATTTTCCGGCCTCTCGGTTTTTATTGCTTTGCCGGCCGTAGCAGCCGCAGCCGCGCAAGCGCGCGTTACGTTCTTCACGTCACCTGCCTTAAACGCGATCGTGACGGGCGGTCGAGGCTTCCAGTCGTAGTCGGCCAGAAACCTCATCCACATTAGAGCGCGACGCCTGTGTAGCTGATGTCGAGTGCCAGAACGCTGGTCGACTTCGACATGCCGAGCAGGCAGACGTAATCGCCGGTCAGAATATCTGCATACGGGGCGATGCCGCCTGGGGTGGCTGATAGGTAATAACTAACGCCAGCGACAAGCGTGCCGCCGATCGTGATGTCTCCAGACTTCTGCACAGCGATCGGCTGGTCAAGCGAGGCGCCGTTCAGCGCGATCCCGCTGGCTTGCCGCACAGCCGCGGTGGCCGAATCGTTGTCAGCCAGCATCCACTTTTTGGTGGAGGCGTTCTGGTAGACAACCTGACCTGCCGTGATGGTTTCCCCGGCAGTGCCGTGCGTGACTGCAGCGTTAGAGCCGGCGAGAACCGAGCCGGGGGTAATTACGATGTCTGCCATGTGTGATTCCTTCCGGCCTAAGCGCCGCGTCTAAAGTTGCAAAGGAGGGCGTCTAGCGCCGTCCAGTCCTCAAGTTTCGCGTTCTCGCGATTTTCGTATGCGTCTGCGATCCAGAGGAGAGCGGCATGCTTCACCGCGGGAGGAGCATCGGCGTAACCGACAACGCCGGTTACTGAAATGCGCGAACCCGGCTGGATTGCCGGCCACTGCTGGCCGTATTTGGTGACAATCGCAGCTTCCAGATCGTCGTTGCGGAGTTCATAAATGCTTGCCGCAAGCGTCTGCGTCGCGCCGTCTGTGTCGACATAGGTGACCGACGTAACAGACGAAACAGGAGCCTCCGGCAGCCGCTTGAAATCACAGAAGCCGTCGCACTTCATCTCGACGGTCTGGCTGGCGAAGCGAACGTTGCAGTATTTCTCAATGTGATCTCGAGCGGACTTAACGAGCAGCCCTATGTCTGCATCGTCATCCGCGAAATCAACGTGAAGGCGACGCTTAGCCTCCTCTGTCGTTACCGGCTCACTTGTCGCCGGAATCGTTATCTTCGTGGGATACCACATTCTTGCCTCGCTTGCCGCGCCGCTCTTGCGCCGGTTCAGAAACAGCGCGTTCGGTCTTTTCCTCGGCGACTGGCAATGCGTACCCAGCGTCGATCAGCCGAATAGCTTCGTTCTGCGGAAAGTCACGCTCATCGCCAGGCGAGAGCGAATATTCATTGCCAGCAAGGCCGACCAACATCTTGATTTTCATAACAACACCTTTGGAGGAGGCGGGGCCGAAGCCCCGCCATCCAAATTACGAAGCGGCCGTGATCAGGTGCTTCACCGCGGCCGAATCCCCCAACTCTCCGTCGAAGCGGATGAGGCCAGCAATGCCGAGATCCGGCCAGAAGCGCTCGCGCAGAACGCCGATGACGGGCGAGCCGACCTTGCGGACGAAGTACTTGGAGAAGTCCCCGAACAGCATGACCTTCGCAGCAGCGCCAAGCGATGCCATGTCGTCGTTGATGCTGTAGCGGTAGCCAAGCAGCGTGCCAGGCTGAGCGGTCGTGACGTCCCCCATCGCCCACAGAAAATTGCCCTGCCCGTCCTTCAGCTTTCTGATGGCGGCGAGCGTCGTGTCGGCAAACATAAAGCGCGCCTTCGGCGAACGCCTGTAGGCAGCGTTGACCGAGTGCAGCAGGTCTATGATCTCGTCCGCTGTGATCGCAGCAGTCGCAGCGGCCGTCTTGCCGAGCGAGGAGGCGGTGACAACGCCGTTCGGGTCGCCGGTACCGTCGCCGATCGTCAGCTCACGGTTGGCAATACGGCCAAGGCGCTCGCCGAGCAGCGATCCGAGCAGCGTTTCCATGTTGAAGATGGAATCCTGCGCCAGTTCCATCGAGAACTTCACGAACTCCGTATCGTAAACGTATGCGTCGAGCCGCTTCTGGCCGAAGGTAACGTCTTTCGCGCCGGTATCGCCGAGGGCGTTGCCTTCCGTGTGCTTGACTGCGGTAACGGCCGTGTCATCGACCGTGGGCAGATTAATCTGATTGCCGCCCGCCGTGGAAATGACGGTCGCGACGTCCTCAGAGTACATCGGACCCCATTCCTTCATCGAGCGGACGATGATGTCAGCGAGCTCGACAGGCACGGTGTAGCCGCCAGGGCCGCCAGAGGTGGTCACCTGAGTACGGAATTCCTTCGCGGACTGAACTCCGGCCTTCAGAACAGAACGCTCTTCGGCGGAAAGCTCGCCGATGTCGGCGCCGCCGGCGAGGAACTTGTAGAATACCTCACGATATTCGACAGCTTCGCCGTCGTCCTGGCCGCGAGTTTCTCCATCACCGCCGTTCGGGCGCTTTTTGGCGCGCTCTTCGGCCTGACGATCAGCAAAGCGCTTCTCGAGAGTAGTCATGCGCTCTTCGCGTTCGATCTTGCGCTCAAGGGCGTCAAACTCGCACATGATGGAATCGTGACGAGCCTCGAGCTCAGCCGAGCGGGATTCATCGGTGTTGGCGTTGATTTCGTTCAGCGCCTCGCGGGCCTGCGTCATAAGACGGCCGCGCTGTTCCTGCAGTTGCGTAAGGGACATGATTTTCCTTTCGGGTAAAGAAAAAGCCCGCTTGCGGCGGGCTGCTGTGAATGGCAGGACGGTCCTGCCCTCCGGCCGGGCCGGGTGACTACGAGGCGTGGCGTCCTGCCGGTATGCCCCGAAATGTTTGCTCCATCGCAGCTCTCTTGCCGGCGATGCGCCGCTCTGCGGCGGCTTTGTTTTCGGCCTTGCGATACTCAGCCGTTCTCGCCTCAGTGCGAGCGGCCTCCAACGAGCGCAATGCCAGGCTTGTGTCGGGATATGCCGGAATAGGCGTTGCCGTGACCTCAAAGAGTTCGGCCTCAATGACAGTGCGGTGCGGAAGGTCGCCGGTGTCGTCCCATTCCTGCTTCGTGGCTCGGAACGAGAAGCTCATGCCGCTGACATCGCCGCGCTCAACCAACGTCCAAAGGTCGTTGCCGTCGGTCGTGTCCGGAATGTCGATGTCAACTTTCAACCCATGGCTGTCTTCAGCAAGGCGTAGCGTGCCACTACGCGTCCTGCCAACGACGCGACCAGTGTCGTGATTCACAAGCGCAAGGATGTCGCCGCGCAGTGCCTTCGTGAATGCGCCTGGCGCGATTCGCTCAACAAAGTAATCGCCGATCGTCGTGTCGCTGTTCCACACAACCGCGTAGCCCGTCAGCGTCCGCTTGTCGGATTCTGAGCGGAACTCTACGCCGAGAGCTCCGCCACGTTTTTCAATGTCCGTCATGCGGCTTCTTCCGCCTCGTCCTGATTATTGTCGTTGGCTGGCTGCCGATCGCCGGGAGCGTTCTGCTGCCCGTAGGTGGCCGTTCCCAGTGGTGCCGTTGCGCCCTGCAAGAACAGATCATCGCCGTGCGGCTTCGCTTCACGGTTTTCTAGTGCTCTTGCCTCATTCGGCGTCAGCAACGCGTTCTGAACGGCCTTTGCCAGGCCGTCCATGCGCGAAAGGAAATCGCCGCGCATCAATCCATCGAGGACGTGCGAAATGTAACGATTTCCGCCGCCACGTCCGAAGAACTTGAGGTTCAGCTCATCCTCCAGCGCCTTTGCCCACTGGCCGATGAGATGCTGAACGAGCATGAGATTCTGCTGTTCAGTGTTCGCCATCGTGCCGTGCGTCAGATCCTGCAAAAATACTGGCGGGAGTTGAAATGACCTCGCGATTTCCTCGACTTGGAATCGCCGGGCCTCTACCATCTGCCCCTTGGCAGGATCCAGGCCGACGGGCTTTAGCTCGTTGCCAGGGGGGATGGGAAAAATCTGGCTGCTGCTCGATTTGGCCGCGCCGATCGCTCGCTTGATATCCTCATGCGCGCGTTTCAGCGCATCAGCTCCCTGTGGCAACGGGCCAACGAGGGCAAGCGGCGGAACACCACCGCCAGCAAAGAAGTTGCTGCCGTAGTCATTCATGGCCAGGGCAAGCTGGATGGCTTTCGAAGCCATGTTGATTGGCCCGTAATGCTTCAGGCCACAACTGCGCCTCATAAAGGGGACATCGATGACATCGGCCGCTTCGTAAGTCTTCCCCTCAAACTCGTATGTGACCTTCAGACCAACGCGCTTGATCGTGGTCTTTGCCGGATCCATCGGCCAAAGCGAGTCGATGCCCTGCGGAGTTCGCTCAATGTAGGCAAGACCGCGGCCACCAGTGAATACCTGCTGCCAAAACCACTGCCAGAACGCAAAGGAACCAAGCGCGTCGTTGGGAGCGACATTCACGACTGTCTCGAGTTTGCCTCCAACTCTCTTCGCGCCTTCCTTCGTGTCCCGATACGCGTGCCGAGGTAGTGCAGCCAAGGTGCGCGACAGGAAAGCAACCGCAGCCCACACGGCCGGTACGCGCAAGGCGCTGTCGATCGTGACGTTTGGCAGGTTTCCTGACTGGACGCCGAAAAACGCGAGGAAGTTCTCGTCACTTACCGGAACAGTCGGATTTTCGATGGATGCGCGCGATTCCGGCGCGTTCTTTGATCTAAACGGCCATCGCATTTTAGAATGCTCCCAAATCCGCTAGTGAAAATGAAGGATCGTCCCACGCTGATGTGGTGGGCGGGATCGCACCCGGCAGGCCGTCGGCCGCCGCGCATGTCGCCATGGCGATCGTCACGAGACCGTCGATGCGACCACGCGAGCGCTTCTTGTCGAATGCCCGATTGCCTTGGCCGTCCGCATCAACGAGTGCGTTGCCGGCGCACATGTACGTGACCGGCGACGAGTCGATGGTGATCGACCGCTCTAGGATGCGATCCTCGAGGCGCTCGATGGCCCGCGGCATGCACAGCGCTCGATCTTCAAACGCGACACGCTTGCCTTGGCCGTGAGCGACCAGCTTGAGCCCCTGCCCTTCAGGTTTGTCCGGGCCTTCGTATTTCCAAACTGGAAAGCCGATCTGCTCACATGCGGCAATGAAATCGGCCATACCAGCCGGGTCGAACGCAAGAAACTCGATATTTTGTTCCGAGCAGAGCTTTTTCACCTCAGCGGCTACAAACGTCTTGTCGATGACGGCGCCAGGCACTGCTGTCAGATCGACCAGCGGATCCTGAGACCACTCGACATACTTGGCGTTGTCGGAAAGCGCGCGTTCGGCAAGACCGTCCTTAGTGGTCCAGTACCAAGTCTTCGCGTAAAGATGGCTCTTATCGTCCGCCCAAACTGCAGTCAGAGCCGTGAGATCGTTTTTGTCGGACAGATCGAGCGATAGCCAGCACTTGCGCCCACGTTGCTTCTCAGGATCAACCCGCCCCTGAACAGCCGACCACGCGTCTTCCGCGATCCAGAAATCGGCAGCGCCAATTGGGATGCCGAAATATAGCCGCTTGACCGAAAACGCGGTCGACAGCAACACGCGTGCGGTGTTGACCTCGCCGCGGATGTTCTCGATGGGGAAGGTCACGCCCAGAGCCGGGAGTGATTTCTTCCAAACGGCCTCGTTTTCGAAGACCGTGTCGCGGTCTTTTTTGTCGACGCGGCAGATGAACGCGAAGGCTTCATCGTCGGAAATTTCGCCGGTCACCACCTTTTGGTAGAACTCGCTGTACTCGGTGCCGACAATTTGGGTCGAGGCGGGCGTGTTAGTCCCCAGCAGCATCAGTCCGTCGCCGGGCATCTTCGCGATTGCGCGCTTCCACGTCTCGATCGAAGAATTGTCCCGAAACTCGTGAATTTCGTCTGCCGCAACCATAATCGGACGCGGGCCGCTGATTGCCTGACCGTTCGCGAGCGACTGAAACTTGCCGCCGATCTCGGGGAACTCAATCTTCCAAGCGTTGTCGCCCTCGCCGCGGATTATCACGTCGCCGCGGGAAACGAGCGAGTCATCATCGTCCTCATCACCACCGGGGATAGGAGCGCGGCACATGGCCACGGCGTCCTTGAAGAGAACGTTTGCAGTGGCGCGGTCCTGGCCGATCGAATAAACCTCGGCGCGCCTCACACCGTACCATCCGCCCATGTACAGGCCCATTGCCGCCATCCATGGCGACTTGGCCTGGCCCTTGCCAGTCTCCACCCACGCCGAACGGAAACGCATGCGGCCGCTGTCCCGGCGCCAGCCGAATAGGCTGCCTGTGCAGAAGACTTGCCAGGGCAGGAGATTGAAGGGCTTGCCCTCGGCTGCGCCAGCCGTAATCGAAAGCACCGCTGGCGGGAAACCGATCGCGAGCGCTGCGGCCTCCGAACTCCAATACAGGCCCCGCTTCTGACCGTCGCTCAGATCCCTCAGGTGCCGCTCCGCGGCGGCTATTTGATGCTCGCCCGCAATGATCCTGCCAGCCACGACGTCCTGAGCGTATAGCGTCGTGGGGTCAGTCGGATTTCGGCTTGAGATAGGCGTCTGCCGCGCGGGCTTTCTTTTTACCACGCTGCACCTTTGTTGCTTTTCCTCGGCTAAGCGGGTCCAGCCCAAGCTTCGCTTCGAGCACGACTATGTGTGTGTCGGCGTGTTGCATGGCAGACCAGAATGGATTCCATTGCCCAATCTTGGCGCGCTTGCTTGCCAAGATTGCACCGTGTTCGGCTACATGTTTTGCGGCCTTCCCGTACTGCACACGAAATTCGACGAGGCGCCTCACGGTGTGCCCGTTCGCGTCCGCGAGAGTGCCGGCGGCGGACAGGTCCGCCATTACCGCGCCCCACTGGCTTGCGGCTTCTGTGGAATCGGCCAAATCTGGGTATATGCTCGGCCAGTCGGGCTCGGACAAAGTCGCATCTGACATGCTCATCCCCTACGGGGATGCTCGACATCCCCCCTCTTTAAATTTGCTCTCGGTGCGAACGCAGGTGGGGCACGGGTACGGCGTCCGGACCTCCAGAGCTCGTTACCCACCCCCTCCGGCCCTGTTCCAGGGGTGTTGTGGGTCAAGCGGTCGCCCTTCCATGTCGCAGCCGATAACGTGCCCACGCTTCTCTTCGCGTTGGATGAGACCGTCGTGATGCGGCTGGCACACGCTCTCATGATTGTTCGGATCAACGAACAGATCCCAATCTCCGCGGTGAGGAGTGCGATGGTTCACGACCGTTGCTTCGGTCACGGTCTCGGATTGGAGGCAGCGCTCGCACAACGGCTGACGAGATAGCTGCACGTGGCGTGCGTCTTGCCATGCCTTGAGGCCGTACCAGCGATGGTACTCGTCAGCCGTCCTTTGGACCTGCGACGCACGTCTGCATTGTTCAGCTGTCAATGAAAGGAGGCCTCTGATGGCAGACGATCAGACGGCGAAATTGACGACCGACCCTCGGTTGTGCCACTTTGGTATTCAATCCAAGGAGGGGGGGAGCAGATGGCTAACATCATCAGGGAAGGCAGCTTTCGAGACGGCTTCGAAGTGGGCTACAGGTCGATACGGGGCACTGCGGTTGGGATGCCTGGAGTTCCGGGTCAGCCTGGCACTCGCGGCAACAGCACACCATTCCTGATGGGCGTGCGCAAAGGCATCGAGAGAGCGTTGGGTAAAGACATCGACGACCTGCAGGATTAAAGCGCCTATAGCGCTGAAAAGGAAAGCGGCCACCTCAACCCGAAGGGAGGCGGCCGCATGATTGCCACGCAGCGAGAGGAGGGCGCGCGAGGCAATGGGGATGCAGCGCACCGCAGGACCGAAGTCGGCCAACTAGGCGATGTCGTGGGTCAGACCCTAGACGCTGCGATTGGTTGCAGGGGCGGGAGTTGAACCCGCTATCTTCTGGTTATGAGCCAGATGAGATGCCGTTTCTCTACCCTGCTGAATATTATTCCGCACCCGACGGAGACTGGCTTACAACGCCAGCGCCGCAGATACGCTACCGCGCACCGGCCGCACGAAGGCAGGCGTTGCCGATGCGGATAAGGGATTTGTAGAAGATACGCATGTGGATTTCCTCTCTCTTGGGGTAGTTACGCCCGGCTCATCGCTGGCCGAGCGTCCGTCGCAACTATCTGTGCGCCCGGAAGGATGGGGATGGAGCGGCTGCCCCATCCCTTCACCTTCATAGGGTTTTCAACTGCGAGAAACTTCCCGCTTCTCTGGTTCGGCGCCGTACTCCGCCAATTCCATGGCTTTGAGAAAGTTGTCATTCGCCGCCCGCAGGAGGCGCCGTCCCGCATCGATCGCATGCCGTCCACGATAGCCGCGCTTCTCACCGAGCTCGGCCAGGCTCTTCGCGCTCATCGCCTCGGTCAAAATCCGAACATGTGCATCCTGCATCGCATCAAGCCCGCGTTGGAACTTCTCGCGCTCCTCTTTTTCGGTGTAGACGTCTTGCCACGCCTGTGAGCCGCTTTCGCCCTTTTTGCCCTTTCGACCTCCGATGAAAAGCTGACGAAGGTTGGTCGGGCTGGCCGGAAAGCCATCGGAATATCTCTTGATCTCCGGCATGACGGGCGTGTTGGCGTAGGCGGCCGCAAGTGCCTGCCGATCTTGGGCTTTGGTCGTCACTTCGCGTTCTTGCTTCCGTGGGCGAACCTTTGGTGGCGTTGCCGTCCTGCCATCTACCATCCACCGGTAATGCGCGTTGCTGCCTGAGCTGTCTTCCTCCCCGCCTTTGTCCCTCGTCGACTTTTCACGACCACCCAGCATGGAGCCGACCGGCATATCTATCTGCGCCTCCACGACTTTTTCCAAGAGCAGCTTATGGCCTTTCTCAGTCTGGGTTCCATCGCTGAAACGAAGCTTGCCAATGCGGATAATGACCTTATGCTCGCCACCATCTTCGTCGACGTGGGTGCCGTACTCGAAATCACCCTCGACCGGGATGGCGTGAATTTCTCTGCCAGCCCGCTGAGACTCGTGCCGACCGCCGGCTAGCATCATGGGTTCAGGCCGATACCTCATGCTGAGTTCGGCAAACGAATTTTTGAGCTCTTGCTCGGATGGGATGATCTCCACGGATCGCTCATTCTGAAAGCCGTCCTCGGGCTGGCGATTGTCGTTCGCCGGCGTCAAGCGCCAGTTGCTCGATATCTGCGGAGTTGGCTGTGCCGGCACACCCTCGGCGACACCAGCGGGCCGACTCCGCATTGCTAGCAACGCAGATAGCTCAGACAGATCCCGGTGGCGCGGCTTCTCGGTCTTCAGCTTCCTGCCAAAGATTTGATGGTCGTGTTTTGGTGCTCTGGCGCGCCAGGCTTCAACAGCTGCGCGGTGCTCGGCGGTGGTTCTCACTTCATCCCCCTTTTTGTCTGCAATTCTTTGTAGTGCGACACTGCTGCCTCGCCCTTTTCGCTCCGGCCCAAGTAATGCGTTCCGTCTTTTCCCCGGTGCCACTTGAGCATTCCGCGTTGACCAAGAATAAGCTCGGTTCGCTCCGTCACCCTTCGGTGCACACTGCTTTCGCCTCGAGTGAGAAAATCGACCTGCGCCCTAGTGAGCCTGAGATCGCGACAAGACCACGTCATTGGGCCACCCGAATTTCTGGTTCCGGCAATTCCACCTCGTCGATGTCGACGGTGATCTGGTTGGGCACGCCTGGCGATTCTTCGAACTTCGCGATGATTGTCTGGCGAACCAGATCACCATGCCGTCGCATCTCGTCCAACGCCGCTTCGTGAGGAATTGTGGTTTCGCGTAAAGGCAGGACGATATTCTCGTGACAGGTTTCGAAGCCTCGGCGGAAAGCATCGTCGGCAATGAAGCGAATGGCGTCTCGCATCGCTTCCAACGCAGCGTCGGTCGCGCACTCATGGTCCCCTTCTCCTTCTAGACGGCTGACCATGGAAGCGAACGCGCGAAGATAGCGATCGACGTCCCGCTCCTCATTGACCAAGTGCGGGATATTTTTTAGGCGGTGCTCGAAGGCGTTCACGAGTTGGTAACCTCCTCCAGCAACGGCGAAAGATGATAGGCGACGCTCGCCCGGTACTTTGTCGGCCAGCTTGCTGGCATTTCCGCCAGCGCCAGCGCTGCGCCGTGAGCCTGCCCTGACAGCGGATTGTGCTTGATGAAGGCCGAACGAATAGCGTCTCCGGCGTGAATCTGGATGTAGGTGTCGGCTACAGGCTCAATCGCTTCGACAGCATCGTAAAGCCTGCCGAGTACTCGGCGAATGCGGGCGACGTCTTCGGACGTTGCCGCAATGTCATGCTTGGCTGCGAATGCTTCTGCTTTGCTCATAATGTTTCTCCTCAGTTGCCAAGTTCGGGACGATCGAGCCAATGCCATTCCCATTTGCGGTGCGTTTCGCACCAAACGAGCGCCTGCTGCTCATCGCCTGAGATCTCGTCGAGCTGGTCAACTTGCGTTGTGTCCAATCGGTGCGCGATCCTTTTTCCGTTTTTGGTCTCTGTAAGTTCAATGGTCATAGTGTCCTCGTTCTCGCGCGCGTATGTGTAAGCACTGATTTCAGCCCCCAGAATGGGACTTGTGGGTATACCCCATGTCCATGCGTACCCATTCTTGTCTATATTGTTGTTTTTATTATCTTTTTTATTAAAAGGATGGGTAAAAGAGTGGGGTAAAGAGTGGGGTAAAGGGCGCCTAAAGGGTGGGTGTAAAATCGAAAAGGCCGGACGTCCTTACGAAAATTCACCACACTCTTGGGGGCGGTCTATTCCCGGCATATGAACCGGCCTTTTTACCCCGCTTCCGGCGGGATGATCGCCCCCGCTTTTGGAAGGGATTCCGCGGACCAATACCGAATCTTGGTTTGCCCACTATCCGCCACAAGACTGGCCAAGTGCACCTCCCTAGCCCTCCTAAGCATCGACATGATGTCCTCCAGCCGGCGCTTGTCGATTGATCCACGTATGCTCTTGAGGATGTCGCGCATCGTTATGCCGCGCGCGCCCTTTCGAGATATGATCCGCCTAACTCTGATATACTCTGCAGCCCTGTCGTTATCGGCGACGTTCTCGTCAGCGCCTTGCAAGATCACCAGCAAGGAATGCTCCGCCACCGCATTGGCCCATTGCTGGATTTCCGCAGTGATGATAGGCTCCTTCGGATTACAGCCGACGGCAACGATGAGAGCTAAGCGGGCGGCATTTTCCCCGACGCGGTTAAGGATTGGCCGATATTGCGGATCCACGGTCTTTCTCATCGAACGGATGCGATCGTCGAAATCCTCGAAGATGTCGTCGACACCGAGTCCCCACTCCACTGTCATGATGGGAAAGGGCTTTTCGTCAGACTTAGCCGTTAGCGCGCAAAACGAACCGGTGTACTTGCCGGCAGATAGGCCTAGAAGAGCAGCAACCTGATCAGACAAGGCCGGCGGGATATTCTCAATGGAATTAGGCGGCCGACGAACCTTCACCGGTTCCGCGTTTCCAACGTCGATCAGTACAAGTCGGCCAAGCAAGCCCTCGGAGATGTTGCCCGACGACAGCGCACCCCAGAACGTCGACGGCGTCGATATACCATGAACGCTCAGGCAGGGCTGGACGATGCGCGGGATATTGCCGGCAGCCTTCTCTTGCCCCCCCAGAAGCCAGCAGGGGCGCCGGTTAGCTCCATTAGGGATGCGGTTATCTCTGCCCTATATGAGGCGGCATTTCGCGCGGTATGCTCGGCAAGCCAGCGGCCGAACTCGTCTTGAATGACGACCGCGGATGGCGACTTCCTGAGTTTTCCCGCCAGACCAGGGAGACTGCGGATCTGATCTGAAAAGAGGTTTTCGCTTACCTTGTGGCCCCATGATGTGCTGTCCGCAAGCGCAGATGTAACTCGGATTGTGACGTCCTTGCCAAAACCAGATTCTGCAAGACCGATGATGTATAGGTTTGATCGAAGGCCGGTCGGGCCTTTGTATCGACGGCCAACCAGCCCAGCCGTGAAAGCAAGAGAGGCGACCAGCGCAAGGTGCGGCGATGGAAAACGAGCGCAGCCGACGATAAAGCGTGCGAAATCCCCCACGGCACCCGGCGGGAAGCACAGGTGCTCTGGAAGGCCTCCGGCCTGCGGGATCGGGGTAGATGGCTCATCGTCGTCATCTTCATCTGCCACGTCGTCATTAGCTGGCTCGGGTGGCTTACTCAGCTTGCCAAGGGTCATCCGCACGCCAAGGTCACGTTGCTCCCATCCGAAATCGGCTGGTTCACGCCCTAGCCTCTCGCATAGCCAGAACGCGGCGATCTGCGGCGAGCCTGCGCCGCCCCACTTCTCAACGAGCGATATCGGCGTCTCCGACTGCTCAAGTCCGAAGTCCTGAATACCGTCGCGATGGATGGAGATGTCTTCCTGCAGGTCCCGGCCGAGATCGCGGCTGGTGACCCGCCAGGCGCCCGTGCCTGCCTCCTTGTGCGCAGACGAGAATAGCGACGGAACCCACGCGTCAGTATTGTCCAAAGCTGCCGTGTTGATGCGCCGCCAGAAGGTGTCGCCGCCGCTCCGCGCATTTGACGTGGTATCCTTCTTCTCCCTCACGGGCGTACCGTGGGCGGCAAAATACGCCTCGGCCTCTGCCACGAAATCGGCGATCGTCTCCGGCGTGATCTCCGGCAGATCGGCAAAGGGGACGTCGAGCGGAGAGGCCCCGAGCCACTCGTACGGCTGCCTTGTCTCAGGATGAATCCCGAATCCGACAACCTGCTGCCCGTCCTGCATGACTTCAATTTGGCACTTATGGCCGCGGACGATATATTCCGGCGTCTCGACCTTCTTCCTTATTTCGGTAGCGCGGAAGAACAGGCTGATTTTCGGCGCCCTGCCGACTCGGCGTAGCGCGCGATCGGCGCCAGGTAGCGCATCAGCCATCGCAAGCAATGCGGCTGCCGTTTCGGGATCCGGCGTGTCGATGTCAAGAGCCACGAGGGGGCCGCAGAGGAGGCCCGTATTCTGATAGGATGGATTGGAGGCCGTGAGGGCCGAGATCTCTTCGATCGAAGCGACTGGAGTTCTCCAGCCGGCAACATCCGAAACCTTGCCTCTCGCGAGTACCGGGCTATACCCGTGAGCGAACAGCGCTAGGCGGATTTCGAGAGGCGAAAGGTCAATATTAGTCTGCTGCTCCTGCTGCATTTGTGGTCTTTTCTCCCAGAGATTTCATTGCCTCGGCAGCCAGATCAGCCGCCAGATCAGGTGCGAATGTTGCTACGTTGCTTCCGTAGGCGCTTGGCGCGTACACTCGCAGAGATCCGTCTCGAGACCGCACCAGTTTCAGATTGAACATTCGAACATCGGCGCTGATCTCAGCGTCGAAGCGGGCGACCGTGCTCCCACCGCCACCCGCCTCTGGCCGGATTGAAATGACTCTCACCTGCCGCCCCCATTGTTCGGCGCGGCCAATACAGCCTCGGCGACCCAGTCGATATTCGCCTCACGGGAGACAAAGATACGCGCGTCATCTGGCTGTATGTCCTTGCCATCGATCTCTTCGACTTCTCCAAGCTCGAAGCCGCAGGCGGTTTTGTTCAGTGCGATTGCGTAAAGCATAGTCCTCCTTCGCCGGCGCTGACGCCGGTCCGTGCATGGTGGTGGCGATGGTGGCGGGGTGATGGGTTAGGCGGCGGACGGCGGATTGCCGCAGTTCTGTCGCGCTCTTAGTGCGGCCGAAAAGTCGAGGACGTTTCCGGATTGTTGAATGGTCGGCGCTGCCGGCTTCGGCGGTTGCGGTCGGAAGTCGTCGCCAGCTAGACGCCTCGGAATCTCGCATCCGTATTCGTTGACGACGTATTCCTCCTCGACCTCTCTACCCTCTTCATATTCGCGCTCAAGCAATCCCATGTGCTCGGAGAAGTGCTTTGCCAGGAGCGCCAGGCCCGTTGAAAGATTGAATGCTTCAAGGTTGTTGAGTTCAATAAGAACAGTTTCCCCGCCCACACTATCGGCTTCATCTACGCCCTTTTCGACGCGCTCGGCGGCACGGTGGAGCCAGTAGGCGATTGATTGGATATCGGTAAGGTCTCGGAGGTCTTTGCGCAAAAGCTTGGCGGGGTCTAAGCGGGCGAAAGAATATGCATCGCTTGTACGCACAATGTGACCGCGAGAATCCGGCACGTAAGAATCATCGAAGCTCACGCCGCCGCCCTCGCAGCTATGCGCTCGTCGATCCACTGTTCGACTTCACTGCGCAAAAATGCGACACGACGCTCGCACAACGAAACAGCCACCGGAAAGCGACCACGCGCGCGAAGCTTATTGATCATCGCCCGGCTTAGGGAAGTGGCCTCGCAAACTTCGCCCATTGCCATAAGTCGCGGCCGATTATCATTCCCGGGTGTCATATTGATATCTCCTCTTGTTGACTAACCAAACAAATTTGTTAACATGGTGGCTCTCGTGAAGCTGATCACCAAAGACACATGCAACATAGTTGATACTAACAAATTTGTCAAGATGGTAAAAATGAAAAAAACCCGCCTCACTCAAATGCTCCTAAACCAACAGAACAAAAGCGGGCTTACGGAAAGTGAAATCGGAGCGCAGCACGGCTTCAGCCAGCAAGCTTTTTCGACGTGGAAAGCGGGTGTCGTGCCGAGGCCAAAAATGTACCCTGCAATCGCCAGCTTCCTGCGGATATCCGTTGATCAAGTTGCCGAGCTCGCGGAGGAGGCAAAGACGAGCACTGGTAGCACCAAGCTTCCGGAATTGGGCGCCCCTGTCCACGGCCGAGGCGATACAGAATCGATCGCGATCGATAAATTTCCAAGCGGGTTTGCGAAACCTTCCGTCAGCGGAACGTACGCCCTGCGCATCGATGGACGATATGTGTGGGTCAACCCGAGGTTAAAGCCGGTGGCTGGCAACGAAGTGATTGTCCGCACTGGTAGCTCCGGCCGGGTAGCGAAGTGGCCAACGGAGGTCTCCCCCGCTGAGGAGGCGCATGTGATCGTACTACGAGAGACCGTTTAGGTTGTCGCCCTCCAGAAACTTAGCCCAGTCCTCCATTAGCTTGCGGCGCTTTGCCAGCGCGTCGCCGCGGCGATAGGCGCGCTCAACTGCATCGCCGACGGCGTGAGCCAGCGCAGCTTCTGCGACCTCTCGTTGGTGGTGCGTTTCCTCGGCCACCCAATCTCGGAAGGCGCTTCGAAAACCATGGACGGTGAAATCTGAAGCTTCTGTGTCATCCAGCACGTTTGCAAGGGCCGCATCAGACAACGGACGACCAAGCTTCTGGCCAGGGAAGACGAGATCATTCACGGCTGTTTTCCGCATCTCTTTGACTATTTCGACCGCACGATCGACTAGCGGTACCCGATGTTCCCTCGGCTCTTTCATTCGGTGAGGCGGAACAGTCCAAACCGCCTTATCCAAATCGAACTCCGCGATGGGCGCACCGCGGGTCTCGCCGCTCCGCGCTGCGGTCAGGATGGTAAACTCGAGGGCAAGTGGTGCGACTCCTTGCCTCTCGCGCAGTCGCTTTATGAATGCGGGCAACTCTGAATATGGCATGGCCGCATGATGCCCCCGGACGAGCTTGGCTGGCGTGGGCAGAATCTGATCAAGGTGCCCTTTCCATTCGGCGGGATTGTCACCGGTGCGCAATCCGCGAGCCTTTGCATGATCGAGGACCAGTTTTATGCGCTCGCGCGTTTTCGTCGCAGTCTCTGGCTTCGAATGCCAGAGGACCTTCAAAGTTCGAACGATCGCGTCTGTATCGACTTCTGCTACAGGTATCTTGCGAAGCGGCTTGGCATACGTACTTGCGAAGCGCTCCCAGGCTGGGAGAGTTTGCTTGCCACGCCACTTCGGTTTCATTGCGAGTATGTACTCGTCCGCCAAATCACCGAACATTGTCGGCTTTTCTTTTGTTTTGCGCTCCTCCATTTCGGTGAATGGGTCGCCCCCGCGTCCAAGGATCGCCCTGATCTCATCCGCCTTCGCGCGCGCCATCGCTAACGAGACCTGCCCAGTTCCCGACCCGTAGGTACCTAACCCCATCTCCCGCCGCCGTCCGAACCTAGTAAAGATGAAAACCCAATATCGTCCGCCCGTCGTGGAAGTATGAAGCCAGAGACCGTCGCCATCTCTTAACTTCGATTTGGTGGAGGATTTAATCTCCGTCACCGTCAGCAGATTACGCGCGTGCTTTCCCACTTTTCCTCCCACTTCTGAGCGTGCGCTATCGGTGTCGATGATAGCCATCGGTGCCAGCTAAACGTAAGGGAAATTAGGAATAAATGGAAGATGGTGTCATTATTATTCATCTATATCAACATCTTAAATCCGGCCCGGGGAGCCAGTTTCGAAAGAGCCATTCGCGGCGAAAGCCCGAGTGGCTCTTTTCATTTGTCGCTCCCACCGACTTTCATGAAGGTGCCTC